GAGGGAGAAGAATTAAGGAGAATGCGGAAAGAAGCAGGTATAACAATACCTCAAATTGCGGAATATATGCATACTTATCCATCCAGGATTACTGAGGTAGAAAGAGGAAATAAAGGAGTTGAACCTGATTTTCTAGAAAGATTAAAAAAACGCTATCAGTTAATAATAAAATATAAAGATATTTAAACAAGGAAGGTAAACCATGAGCAATATAGCAGCAATAAATACCACTAATGAAATTGATCAGCATATATGGTCGGCACTAAAAAACAGCTTATATACCGGTGCAAGAGACGAAAGTATAAAAATGGTTCTTGATTATTGTAAGGCAGCAAAATTAGACCCAATGCAAAAGCCGGTACATATTGTTCCGATGAGTATAAAAAATGCCGTTACCGGCAAATACGAGTACAAAGACGTGGTTATGGCAGGTGTTGGCTTATATAGAATACAGGCGGCACGAAGCCAGCAATATGCAGGTGTAAGTGAGCCTGAATTTGGCGAAGATGTTACATGTAATTTAGGTGGCGCGGATATTACTTATCCAAAATGGTGTAAAGTAACAGTTAAAAAGATAGTAAATAATACTATCGTTGAGTTTACCGCTAAAGAATACTGGCTAGAAAACTATGCTGCTAAAAAAGATACAGCTACACCTAATACTATGTGGCAAAAAAGGCCATATGGACAACTTGCCAAATGTGCCGAGGCACAAGCCTTGCGCAAAGCTTTTCCTGAGATAGTCAGTCAGCATCCGACAGCTGAGGAAATGGAGGGGAAGAATTTTAATGATCTTGAGATGGAAGTTAAAAATATAACACCAAAAGCTCAAAGTATCAGTAGCAAACTTGACTCTGTTTTATCTCATCAGGAGGAAGAGGTAAAAGACCTAGAGCCGAGCGAAACTTTGGCTGAATTAATAGAACTTATTAAATTGCATAATGTACCAAGCTCTATCATAGAAAAATGGTGCAGTAAGGCAGAAGCCCGTAGTATTGACGATTTAGGGGAAGAGAGGCAACTAGCCTGTATAGAGTATATAAATAAGCAATATAATTATTTGCAAACCGCATAGAGGCCTCTTAAGAGTATATTATTCATGGAAGTAATTATTATCGAAATAATCGGTTATTTAGCATTATTTTGTACATCGATATCATTGATACCTCAGGTTGTACAGCTATACCGCAAGAAATCTGCTAAGGATATATCAACAAGTATGTACATTATTTATGCTTTAGGTATGGTATTATGGTTAATATACAGCTTATGGATTAAGGCAGTGCCCTTAATTATCGGTAATGTAATAAGTCTTATTTTAGCTATTATAATTCTAACTATGAAATATATTTGGAGATAGCTTTATAGGGTAACAACCTTTATTGGAAAATAACGAAAAAACAAGGATTAAAACTGTTTCTGCTATAATAAAAATAAAGCTTTTATTTTTGTTATAGACTAGAGGCAAAGATGCAAAATTACGATCCATATTTAAATACCTACAACTACCCTTATAATACTTCCGAGCCTTATAGCTTAGCTTCTGATGGCGATAATCAGATGCCTGATCCTCGTTATGAAGACAGCGGGTATGACGATCCTTATATGTCTTACAGTAATGCTTATGATAATACAGGAGCGCAATATTCCTTTAAAGAAGGAGGCTCTGTTGGTGATGAGGACTTACCAAGACTTGCCGATCTTATACGAAGACACGGAAGAAACGGCGATACCGAGCTTGCCCATATTAATCCTATTGAAGCTCACATATTAAAAAGTTTAGGAGGAAGTGGGACGATAAATCCTGCTACTGGACTTCGTGAATATGGTTTCTTCAAAAACCCATTTAAAGCGATAAAAAGTGTAATAGGAGGTGGAGCTGGGGCAATTATCGGTAACATGATTGCGCCCGGAATAGGCGGTATTATAGGCGGCGCACTTGGTCAAGGGGCACAGCACGCAGCAAGAGGCAAGAGTGCACTCGGCGGAGCTTTAAAAGGAGCAGGTATGGGAGCAGCTCTTCCATCTATGGCATCAGGGCTTGGATGGGGAGCAAGTAAGCTCGGAGCTACAGCTCTTGGTTCTAGCCTTAGTAATTATGGTACTACTAATGCAATATTACCTGCCTTAGGTCTTGGGACTTCTGGCGGTAGTAGCGGATTATTTGGGCTTGGAGGAAGTAATCCTTATGTAAGTGGTGGACTTAGCGCTGCAACTGCACTTTCTTCAGGTATGGGAGGTGGAGTGCCACCTCAGTATGGACAATATCCGCAAATGCAATATCCAGGCTACCCTTATGTAGATAACAGGGGTTTTCTAGAAAAGTTTGGTGATAATGCAAAAGACTATCTAACACAACCAGGGAATTTACTAACACTTGGGACAGTAGCAGCTCAATACGCTGGTCGGCAGAAGCCAAAGAGTCCAGAGAAAATAGCAGAGGAAGAAAGAAGATATCGCAACGCTAGTCGTAAGACGATTGCTGAAGTTGAAGCTGATGAAGCTCTGGAAACCGCACGTGCCGATTTACAAAAAAAGCGGAAAAACAAGCAGTTAGATGAAGATATAAAGAACATGGGTCGTATTAATCGGCGCGTTGTATCACCTGAGGAATTTGCAAGAACCGGTCGCTGGCTTGAGTATATGGATGATGAAGGCAATCCTGTTAGAATGAAAGGCGGCGGGAGAGCCCGTAGTCCTTATGCTTATTTAACAGAAGAAACCTATTATCCTGCAAGTCCTATAGTTTATTTAAGTGGTGATAGCGGGGGGCAAGATGATAAGGTTAGAAGGGATTTACTAGATGGTTCTTATGTAATGCCAGCTGATGTAGTAGCTGATGCTGGAGATGGTAATTCTTTAGCAGGAGAAAAAAAGATTAAAGCATTAGTTTCTCATGGAGAAATGGAAATTAGTCCTCAGATTGTTAGTAAATTGGGTAACGGAGATAACGATTTAGGCACTAAAAAATTAGACATGTTTGTAAAAAACATTCGCAAACATAAAAGAGGGGGAAAAGTAAATCTTCCTCCTCGTTCCAAGTCTTTAGAGAGTTATTTAAGAGGATAATATGAAAACACACAACTTAAATGACCTCCGAGAGCAAGCACTTAGCCTAATTAATCGTGATGTAGGGCGAATGGTAGCTAACCCGACGCCTGTATATAGAGGAAAGACTAGTGTGCCAATGTCTGCTTTAACGCAAAGGAAACGAACGCTGGAAGAGCAGTTTAATAATTCTCCTGCTCCTTATTCTGTAGAAGCAAGCGGTGTTTTTAACAGAACTCCGCAAGGTTTTAGTGAGGGGCAGAAAACCTCTTTACTGGATATACTTTCATCCGGTCAAAGACGGGTAGGCGATACCGGATGGAAGATGATCGGAAAGCAGTTTGGAGATAGGACTAATAGCAGACAAACCGGTTTTTATAATAAGTTTGACAAGAACCTGAATAAGGGTCTTCCATTATCCCGTGTTGGTATAGATGCCTTAAGTAGCGATGCAAAGAGTTTGGAATCTGAATTTAATTCCGGACTTGGCAATAGTTTAAATGCACTAGGGTCAGCTGAGAAGGCAAAGAGAGCGGGATTAACAAATATGCTGGGGCAATTCGGCAATCAGCAACATATATATTCGCATTTAGCAAATTCGGCAGATAAAAACAAGTACTACGAGGAATTAAATGCCCCAAAGCAAAAGATGAAGGCGTTATATAATATAGTAAATAGTGGCGGTAATCCTGATAACATGGGGCCTTATGGTGAAGCAGCTGCAGTTAAGGTACTTGAGAAGGGACTAAATCTTTATAATAGCTCCACTCCGAGATATAGTGGCGAGCAGCTTGCTAGCGTGCCTGAAGATTTAGCGGTATCGCATCGTCTGCTAGGAGATTTGAGTCATGATTATAATGATTCCTCAAGGGGAGAAAGAGATAACCTCTATAGCTCGTTAATAGGGCGAGAGAATGTTGGAACGCGGGCTACCCGCGATTTACCTACAATTTATAATCCGCAAGTAGATCAGCTTGATGCTGATACCAAACGTCTTTTAAAGGTAGAGAAAGCAAGAATCAGTATGGATCATGAGCGAAAGGGTACTTATGGGTCACAATCACATTTATCACAAACCGAGGATGCTATAAATAGAATTGCTAAAAGTCGTTTTGGCAATAGAAACAATTTACTACAGGATGTACTCCGCGCTAGAATGAGTAGTTTAAATAAAAGCGACATGAGTGATTTAAACCGGTTAAATAGTTTAGGTCAGCAAGGATTGTCCGAATATCAGGACGTACTTGGCAAGATTAGCGGAATGAACCAGCTCGGAGTAGATAAATGGCTAAATACGCAAGATGAGTTAAACCAGAGGCGGGAGCGATTTGAAGAAGAGAGGAATCAGGAATGGCCGCAAGGTTCGGGTAGTGATATTGTAAAATATAACGTAAGCCCTGAAATCAGCAGTATTTTTGCGAATCCCGGTGTCAGTAGTAACCCTTCTGTTTATACACCGTCTTTAAGGCCAAATATTCATGCACTCGCTCAATATGCGCAAACTGTGCCGGTAAGTCATAGTGAGACGGAGCTTGAGAGCAACCTAAATCAGGATATGGGGGGCATCAAGAATTATGCTGATTTTGAGAACACTAAGATTCAAAAAAAGAAGGAAGAAGAAAGGCAGCGAGTTTTAAAGAGTATGTCAGAGGCTGAAAGAGTTAAGGAGTTAAATAGATTATATCTTGAAAGATTAGAGCAATATAAAGAAGCGGCAGCTAAGAGAGATAATTTATACAACAGTTCCAACGTCAATGGCGTTAATGCTTTTTCATGGTCTAAGTCTAATCCGAGCCGTGATTTTAATTCCTTTCTTAAGCATTCCTTAGGCGTACCAGATAACACACCTGATAATGTCAGAATAATCAGTAATTTAAATAAGAATCTACCTTTGTATTTAGAAGAGGTAAAAAGAGCTGATTATTATTGGGATCAATATAATAAATACTATCAGGATATGATGCAATTAAAAGGGCAAATGAATTCAGAAGAGGAAAGGCAAAGACTTTTTAAAATAGCTGAAGAGAACAGGATAAAGCAGGCAGAAATATTCAGAAAACAAATTCAAAGAGAGCAGCATGAAAAAAATGAAGTTTCAAGATTACAGCAGGAAAAACAAGCATGGTTTAATACTCTTGTAGCTAATATGGATGCTGCCATAAATCAAGGTGCTAGTGATCCGAGAAAAGGATGGCAGTATGAATGGAACAGGCATTTTTCAGTTCCGCCTAGCGAAATCATAAATAACCCAAAATATAGTGCAATACAAGATATTAAAAGACGTTGGGGAGGATTAGTACAACCTGCATATAATTTTACTCCTAGACCATTTGTGGAATAATTTTATATTTATTTAAAGATATTTTATTATGGAAGACGAAATATTAAATCGCATGCAAGCTTTGCCGGAAAGAAGGAATCCTTTTGATGAAGGGATAGCAAAAGCAATTAGCAGCACCCGAAGCAATTTAGGGATGAGTAGGGATCAGGAGCATAGAGCGATAAATAATGCGTTACTTGCTCTTGGTAATGGTTTAGCTGCCGAGCCGCGGGTGCGTGGTTTTAAAAATAATTTAGGAGTTATAGGGCGGGCGATGAATCCTGCGCTTAGTGCTTATAATACTAGCGAGGATACATCTATTGCCGAAAATGAGCGTTTGGCTAATCAAATATTGCAGCAGCAAAGGGCGCAAGAAGCATTAGAAGCAGCAAAAGAGGAAAAAGCCTGGCATCGTAAATTCCAAGAGAGGCAATTGGAGGAGACTAAAAGAGCCCATAATTTACTTGATAATTTTAAGAGGGAAAAAGGGGGCAGCAAAAATTTACTAGATAATTTTAAGAAAAGTAAAGAAGAACAAGAAAAGCAGGAAGCTTTGAACGAGTTGAAAGGAATGCTGACTCATGCAGAAAATACAGTTACAAACCTTGGTTCTGAAGGGGAGAGGTCGCTACTGGCAAAAAACTTCCGATCAAAGTTCAGTAATCAGGAATATAGTCCGGATCAGGCAAAAATTTGGGCAATAGGTGAGGTATTACGCGGTAAGTTAAATAAAGCTTTTAAATATACGAATCAGGAAGAATTTAAACATATACCAACGATATCGCCTGATAATGATATGGCAACAAATTTAAACGTTATTAATGATTTAAGAGCCATGCTAGGTATAGGGCTTCATGAAGGAGTTAATAATGGCGATAGGGTTTTGATGCTTGATCCAATAACAGGTACAAAAGATTGGGTTCATAAAGATTGGGTGCAAGATGCCATAGATAATGATGGTTTGCAGGTAGTAGATGAGTAAATTTGATAAATATAAAGCTCCTAAAAATATAGATAGAGATCAATTACCGAGCCAAAGGAGTGGTGTATTTGATAAATACCGGAGTCCCAAAGCTGTAGCAAAAGAAACCGCGCCGTCTTTTCTTGATAGGATCGGTCAATTTGGCAAGGGAGCATTATCAGGTTTTATGAGAAGCGGGTTAGCGGAGGGAGCAGATCAATTTGGAGCAGGTGTTATGGAGGTAGCACCCGGAGTTGTTGCTCCAATTTTACCGCAATCAGCACAAGTAATGTCCGACACTACAAATAAAGCCCTCGAATCTTTAGATGCCATGAAGCCTAAGGATAATGATAGTTTAGGGAATATTCTATATAAAGCCGGAGAATTTGGAGGAGCTACGGCGAGTCTCCCTCTTCCAACCAGCGCTTCGTTAAATGCTGCTGGAAGTGCAATTCGAGGGGGTAGTAAATCTTTATTAACCAAATTTGTCAAAGATGTAGGAACAGGCAGTAGCATAGGCGGTGGATCAGGAGTAATGCAGGAAGCAGGAGTTGATCCTCTTGTATCTGATCTGATATCTAGCGTTGCTACTCCTACCGCTATTATTAAAAGTAAAAGTCTGTTAAATAACTTTACAAAACCTCGCCAGATGCTTGCAAAAATACCGATGAAAATTATGGGGTTAACGCCTAAGAGTATGAATATTGAAGCAGCACGTGCTGCAAGAGATTTAGGTATAGATTTACCTGCTGCAGCGGTTACCGATTCTAAATTAACCGCTTTAGCCGATCAGTACGTGGGGAAAGCTCCCATTTTTGGTAATAAGTTAAAAAATAAATATGCACTTGCCGAAGAACAGACACAAAAAGTGTTAAGTGATATTTTTGATGAAATTGGTCCATCAAGGACACCGGAGATAGAAGGTCATATTGCCAGTTTATATAATAAAGTAGCAACTTCATTACCACAGGAGGCAAAAGTATTACCGGTTAATCTTAAAAAGGCCATTGATGATATTAAAATCAATACGGCTATTCTTTCCCCTGATGAAAAAAGCCTCCTGCAGTCACTTGAAACTATTAAAAATGAGATTGAACCAGCATCAAAGATAGTCAGTCAGTATGGGCCTATAAAGCTACCATTGCAAGAATATGACGTTAATAAACTTGTTGGGACTAAAAAGAGTCTCAATTCAATTATAAAATGGGATACGGACGCAGGGGTTAAGAATCAGCTTAAGAAAATACAAAAAGCGATTTCACGGGATATCCAGGAGTACGGCAAGAGTAACCCAGAGTGGTATGATGCTTTTAAGGAAGCTGATAAATTATACGGGGATGTAGCTAGAAGAGAAAAACTGGAAAATATACTTGGCCATAAAGCTACGAATTACGCTACTGAAAGTCTATCTTATAACGCTCTTGCTAAAGCAATAAACAATCCTAAAAATAGTGTATCTATTAGAAAACAGCTTACTCCTGAGACTTTTAAAAAAATACAGAAATTAGGTACTGTAGCAAAAGCTATGGCTGTAAAAAGTAAAAATATTCCTAATCCATCAGGGACGGCTACTACTGGTGGGATTAGCGCGGCAATTTTTGGATTATTTTATGATCCTATTACCACAACCAAGCTTCTTGGTGCTGGATATGGTGCGACCAAGTTATTAACTGATAAAAAGTTTTTGGATTTAGCTCTGAAATTAGCAGAAAATCCTAATAACCTTGCAACTACTACCGCTTTAAATCATCGTATTAAAGAAATTACCGGATATTCTGCGGTAGCTTTAAATAAAAATTTGCAGGAGATGAATAACCTACCGGAATAACCAAAAATGCTTTTAAGTACACGTTAAATCTGATATTTTGGGTTGGATATTTAACTAATGAAATTATATTCATGAAAAGAGGAGTTGTTAAATTTTATTCTACCGAAGGCAAGTATGGATTTATTAAACCTGATGATGGTTCAAAGGATGTTTTTGTTCATCAGAATGATCTTAAAACATCAGGTATAGAAAAGATAACAAAGAATCAGAAAGTAGAGTATGAGCTAGCTACTAAAAAGGAAAAAGTATTTGCTATCAACGTTAAGATCATAGATTAATTCATCCACAAAAATCTTGATAACTTTGTGCATTATATTTTCTAGAGTAAGCTTGCTTGAGATTTACAGGTAATGCCTAGGAAATAGGCACTCCAGATTATTATCAGTTAAATAAAATTAACTTTCAATTTTCTCTCGGTAATTTAGTACAAAATCAAGTAGGGCAAGGCTATCAGCTTCGTTATCGTCAACTGGAGCAAAACCCTTATTTTTAATTGCCATTATTACGGACTCCTTAGGAGCATTTCCTTTGCCAGTAATATGTTTTTTTATTGTTCCAACAGGTATGCCGGAGTAGGGTATCCCGTGATGTTCGCACCAGCTGGTCAGATGAGCAACGAATCCCCCGTATTTATGGGCGGCATCAACACCCTTATGGGCTCTTACTTCTTCAAAATAAATCGCATCAATAACCCCCAAAGTATTTTTAAAATCGGTAAGCCATCGTTTAAAACGTAAAAAAGGCATGCCGCCGCCTTCAAACCTACCGGTTTTAAAGCTAGTAGTCCCAGAAGTTATGTTACCCGATAAATCGCAGGTAGCCCAGCCGGTAGTAGTACCAAGGTCTAGAGCCATGATTATTGATCTGCTCACTTTTTTCTTTTTTATTATAGCACGAAATAGCTGTAGACTTAAAAAATCGCAATTTTTTAAAGATGAGTTAATAAATTATTCACAAATTATTATTTTCTTGCGAGAACATAACCAAATAGGCTTTTTTTGCCCAGTCTTCCCAGTTTTTAAAGGCAAGTTCTCCATCCTTTTTACGAACGTCTTTATAGGGACTTGGTACTCCTGCGCTCATAAACGGCTCGATGCCGACCAGGTTTTGTGCCCATGCTGCCCATTTTGTTTCATCATGGAGGATGGGAAGAGGGAAATCCGAGTAATCATCGCAAACAGTAGCTGCCCAATATTTAATGCTAATATATTTGGGATAAACGCTAATCATGGCCTACCATCATCTATTTCAGCTAAAACAAAGGTAGTTCCCATCTGATAACCGGAACCGATACCTTCTGATTTGAAGGTAAAATTAATATTTCTTCCTTGTTTGCGTTCGTTAATAGCAGGTCTAATAATATTCTCTAGTTCTCCATCCTCAGTAAGGTCATAAGTGGTTGTTACAGGAGTACTTGCAGGATATTCATACGTATTGATACTAACAGTCATCTTTATCTTTTTTGTTCCGACAATATTAGGCTCTATCCTTTCTATACCTATGTTGTAATCAATTCCTGCTATCTGTTTTTGTGGATTAAAGGTAGCATAAGAAATTATAGGAGTCGTAAAGAAGGAAGGAATAGCTTTAGTTTGCTGGTCTGGTGCCTTATAAAGATTGACTTGATCGTTTCCGACTTCATGTTCCCAGACGTAACTGTTATTATCACCTTCGTAAGGACTCAAATTTTTGCCAACAGTGTACATATTACCGCCGGTATTATCAAAATAACCGGCCGCCCGTTCTATGCCGGTATCATACCAGGTATTATCTACAACATTGTAAATAACGGCTCTGGTGCATCCAACATTAGCATCTTTCCCTTTTTCAGGATAGAACCACCATATTTCATCTCTGCTTACGTTTTTTACGCCAAAGACCCTCTGACGTTTACTCATATCGAGCGAGTCAAAAAAAGTCTGACGATTAAGATTATTTTCAAGCGGAAGAACTACGCCGTTGAATACAAAAAATCTTTGTGTTCCAGGCCAGTAGAATATCCCGTCATATTCAACTACGCTATTTGAAGATAGAATGGAGCTATCTCTTGATAATACCTTTTTGCTAAAAGAAAGGTCATCAGGATCATCAATGACCTGATTATTGCTACCTGTAGTATTGGTAATAAGAACAACTGAGCCGAGTGTCCAGAAGATTATAGTCGGCGAGTTTGCTCCTCCTCGCCATTCTGCGCCGTAGATTACTTTATCGGTGCTAATATTGATGGAATATTTATCTTCAAAAAACAGGAAGGGAAGTTTTAACTTTGTTTTCTTGCCGAATTTTTCTTGTGCTACCGATGACCATCTAACAAGTCCGTTATTGCCGTAATAAAATAATCTACTTCCCGCGTAGAGCATTCCTCCTGTTGCTTTCTGATAAACAAAATCAGGAAAAGTTGTTTTATAGAAGGCTGTATTTTCTACTGCAATTTCCCTTTTCACAAAAATAGCGCTAATTGCTTCGCTACTGTTAATATCTGTGTAGTTTTTCATTCCTAAGCACAATATTACCTTTGTTGGAATAGCATTAATGATGCTTGTTACTACAACAAATTGTGTCAAGGTATTCGTAGGATTAGGAAATTTTGTAAAGTAAGTTAAGGTTTGACCGCCAATATTGTTATAAGTAGCATCTATTAGGCTATATTTATGTTGCTGGGTAACAAGAGAAACTCCGACTAAAATGTGTTTATTCCCATCACTATCATAGTATATAAGAGCTGCGGTTGGAGTGGAGCTTGGCGGTAGAAGTTCAGGTATAGTCTGTATATATAGTACATAATTTTTCATTCCACCGATATTTTGGGGTTGACCTCTAAAAAACCTGACCCATTGTCCGCCAGTAGAGTAACTTCCTTGAAAAGGCGAACCATCACGGAGTATTCCAGGCTTATAGGTAATAGGAAACATCTGTTTTTGCGTAGCCATAAATTACCCTACATCTCTTTTTACGCTGCGATCAATATAACGATCTTTTGTCAGGTTGTTAGCAGCAGTTAAGCTTTCCTGATATAATTTTGTATAGACGGGCATTCTCTGATCATCCTTTAAATAAATAAGAGCCTCTAAAAAGGCGGCATAGAATAGAAGATCAGGATAGTAGTCAGTTAGTATGTTTGTTTGATTCTCATTTGTAATTAAATTAGGTCTTCCTATGTAGGTTATTTGGTAATTATATTCTTTATCCGGGGTTGGAACGATCAAATAATATTTATAAGGACTTACGTTTTCTTGTCCCGGTTGATAATCTGAGTAAAAGAGGGGAGGATTAGCCGCGTCGCTTAAATTAACATTTGGCCAGTAATTTATACAGAACTCATAGCTTCTAGGAAACAGGACAACGTTATTTATAAAAAAGTTATCTGCTGAACCATAAATTATTGAGATAGTTTCCTGCCAATCAGCAGGTTTTTCAATAGTGGCATTATTTACCTGAAACTTTTTAAGCTGTGTAGTTTTTTGAAAACCTGTGGTATTTAGCTCCTTCCAGATTTTTTGCTGTCCCATCTCAATAAAATAGGGAATGGCGGCAGCAAATTCAATGCTACCTCCTCTATTGGCATAAGCTATTATCTGGTTAAAGAGAGTAGTGTAATTCATTTACTAATAAGCTTTTTAAGCTGAGGTAATTGTCTGCCAGGCATTTTTATAGGTTCTAAGAACTGTGTTGGTAACATCAAAATAAGTGAACCCATTTACCTGGTTGGCAGCAACTTCAACGTTTCCCCTTGGCCCGGATGGATATACAAAAGGTGCTCCGTTAGTAAGACCTACTCCTGTAGCAGTCGTAGCAACCGTAAATAAAGTCATCCATTGGGTATTGATATATCCTCTGACTTGGTTATTGGTTGTATCATTATATATAAACCCGTTTACCTGATTAGCAGCTACCTCAACGGCTACTCTTGTGCCAGACGGAATGGAAAAAGGAGATGAAGATAACCCAACTCCGGTAGCAGTACTTATATTTGTTGTAACACTTTCCCATATTCCGTTTCTAAACATTTGTAATTTATCAACGCTGATATTAAAGATGATAGTTCCTTCCTTTATTCTAACTGTTGCTCCATTTACTACGTAAGGAGTAACGTTTTGTAATAAATCTCTCTGAGCTGTAGTAACATTGCTAACGGCAAAGGTAGCATTAGGATTATTAGTCCCTGTAGTTTGATCACTGGTAATAGTAAGACCACTTAAAGCGGTAATATTTGATAAGTCTGCCATATGTTTCCTTTTTCTTTTTTATTATAACATATAAGTATCTATAACTCTTAAAAATCATATAAATTGGGTATCTCTACAAGTAGAGGCCAAATCCGACATGAGAAAGGTATTTTTGATGATTTTTTATAATGAGACATAATTATCTATATTTTTGATTATTATATAAAATGGACTTAATTAATTATAGAACTTACCATAACTGTTGACAGATCAGATTATTATGTCCTTTAATTAAGAATAGGTAATTAAATTTGAAAGTAAGAAATGTTATTTAGAAAAATTAATATAATACTGTTAGTCTTATTAGCAGCTGTTATAACTCCGACGTTTGCATCTAGTGTAGATGACCTAGCTATTACAACCGAAGTAAAAGCTATGTTAATCAAAGAGCAAGATATACCTAAAGATATAGAAGTAACGACTAAAGATGGTATAGTCAGTCTTAAAGGCAGGGTAGATACCCACTTACAAGCACATAAAGCAATAGAGCTTGCCTCAAGTGTTGATAAAGTAGTAGATGTAATAGATACTGATCTTAAAGTAAAAGAAAGCAAATCTATTATTAATGATTCTATTCTTACTGCTAAAGTGAAAGGTAAGATCAGGCATCTATACATATATCACAAGCTAGAGCCGGATTACGATTTACATGTGGAAACCACCAACCAAGTAGTACATATATTCGGTATTGTTAATAGAGCAATCGATGTTGATACTATTGTTAATGCTGCTAAAGAAGTTAAAGGTGTAAAGTCTGTTAGAACTAGTATCAAGCATCCTTAAAGGTTCTATCATATCTGTAATGATACCCAAAAACTGGAGTGCTAAAATTTTAAAATGAGAGAAGTAATTTTGATGTAAATTATCAAAAATACCTCTCTCATGTCAGATTTCTTTTTTATTATAACATATAAGTACTTATAACTCTTAAAAATCGTATAAACGGAATTATTTTTGAAAATTACATTTTTGAATAAATTGCTGTATCTTTATAGCGTCCTGTCCATATTGGAGGTTTGACTCAGATTTTAAATATGCTATAGCTTCTGGTGTTGGGTTATCGAGTTTACTTAATTCCTGATCCTTGAGAAAACGTTGGAATCTGTAGTAAGATAGATTATTTGTTGCACCTTTGTATAAAGACATCAGTTTAAATTGCAGTTCTACTGCGTCCGTTGCTCCATTTAGCGTTAAATTTAAACTATTAGCGAGTAACCCGAGTCCATTATTAGGGGCTACTTTTAGGTTACCTGATGTTGTCGTTATTTCGATATCAGGATCAGAATATCCGGTACCGACTGAAAGAATGCAAGTGCTAACGTTCTGTGGGAATAATATATTAGAGAACGCATAACCAAGGCTAGTTGGGTTGTTTTGATACAAACCGCCATCAATGAAGAAGGTATCAGCAGGCATCCCGCCAATCAGAGTTGGACGAAAAAATACCGGCGCAGCACCTGTTGCAATAGCAACATCAATACAAGTATAATTTTGCCCGGTAGTAAAACTCGGAATTAAAACATTAGAAAATTGGTAGTACTGACTACTTGTAACATCGCCGTATGGAAAATTAACATTATCCGTGCTAGGACCAGTTCCGCCTTGAAACCCTACAGCAGTAATCAAAGTATTAGTTTTTAATTGAAACATGCGAGTAGTCCCTAAAATAGGACTTAAAGCATCTCGGAGAGGTTGCTGATTGTAGATATAAGGATCAACTCCCGGAACTGCCAGCACAGTACCTAAAGTAGCAGACCCTGCTGGACCAAGAGGTTGCAAAGGGTTCACTCCTGCTCTAATAGTAAAAATGCTCGTTGCATTAGTCGTTAATAAATTAATAACGTCGGTAGGTGATAGACCAAGTGAGTAAGCTATCCCCTGGATACCACCAATACTAGTTCCACAAATAATATCAAAATATTTCCATAATTCATTACCTTTAATTCCGGCATCATTACAAAAATTCTCTAGAAACGTAGCAGAGAATAACCCTCTAATACCGCCTCCATCTAAAGATAAGATACGTATTACTTGCATAATTTCTATTAACTAATTCAATTCTTCCGGTTCTGCGCCCGCTACCTCATGATGATCAAGCGGTATGATTTTACAAATAGCCTGACAATCAGTTATAAAAATATTTAAAACTGTTGTTAAATCAGATCCTTTGGGGTTCTCGGGCGGAATTTTACTAATTAGGTTATTGGCATCATTAATTGACTGATTTAAACCTGAGGCCAATGCTACATACCATATTTTTTGAGTATTTGGGTCAGAAGCGGTAAAATAGTTAAAAAGCTGGCTTCCAATCTGATTAATGAACTGAACATCCGATTGGATACTCGCATATATACTCGGGTCGCTAAAGACGCTACTTACAAGGCTGTTAAAATAGGATAGATCAACTTGTGTACTGGTAATTAATTTTAAATCATTTAAGTTAGTACTTATGTCTTTTAGAGCTGTATTCATTTTAATTCTCCTAATTGTTATTAATGAATCGTAGATGTTTGAGTTTTCTCTCAAGCATATCTACACGTTTTAAGGTGTTTTTTAATACCACCATTGATAATTCAAAAAGTTTATTCTTGGTAACTGATGGACAGGTTTCAAAAGTGCCGTAGGCAAATCCATTGTTTGGTAGTTTTTCAGAGCAGGAAATGGTTAATCGTTTTGGGGTGGTTTTTAAAATCTCAACTTCGACTGATTTATTAAGTAAAATTAACTGTAATTTACTCCCTTCAATATTGGTTAATTTTTCTTTAAATACTAATTGATATCTATATTCCGTTATCGGTCTAATTAGGCAAGACTGTAATATGTTAGGGACAAAACTTTTGTCCTCTAGAACATAATCAGGTAAAACTTCCTTTAAAGGTTCGGCAATAACACCAAAAGTGCTACCTTCCCCATTTTTAATTTTATCTTTATAACTATATTTAAAGAAAGGTATATTACTAAATATCTTTAATGCTTCCTCTTCTATGGACTTGCCTGAAGATTCAATATTTTTGGTTTTAATGGAAGAAACGGCATTAAACTCGGAAGCCTTGACTCTATTATTGCAGTTAATCGAATATGGATTCTGCCCTGTAGATGTACCAACACTTCCGGAAGCATTTAAATAACCATAACTCCCATTATAAGGTTTATAAGTACCGGTGTCCTGCACACTAAGGGCGTGTCCACAAACAATTACCCCTGAATTATAAGCAGCGAGGTTATTGGCAATTAATGTTCCGGTTTGAGCGTTGATAGTGCCGGTAGTTATTAAATTATTGGTAAGTAAATCTAAAGTGCCATTATTAAGAAGTTGCATTCTTTTTATAGCATTTGTACCGAATTTTAAAGTTGAACTACCATAAGCCCATACATAGGCTTCATTTGTACTATTATTAAAGCCAAAATTAACAGCATCAGTACCATTATTTTGTACTAATAAACCGGTATCAGTGCTACTTGCGTTAGTATTATTTATTGTTATTTCATAACTAATACTACTTGTCGTTATTAAATTAGAAAAACTAGGAGCATTCCAAGTACCATCGCCTCTTAAATAAAGAGAACTATTTGCCGGATAACCATTTAAACGATTGATATTTAATTGGCCGCTGGTATTTGAATTGATATCAAATACCTTAGTATTGACAAAGTTTTCAGTAGCAACGCTATACCAGCTACTTCCGTCAAAAAACTCAAGCTTCATTATTTAAACCTATTTTACTTCTCGCCTAGAGACTGGTGTTAAATCTGAGCATTCCGGCAGTTAGAGTAGTCGGTCTCTGCACGGTTGTTCCGGTTGGAATAGTAACTGATGCAGTGCCAGGTAATACAGGGTTAGAACTAAGACTTATCGTTGCAACTCCATTAGTAATGGTAACAATTACTTGATTCGTAGTTCCTAAAATATTTGTAATACCACTTTGAGCTAATTTAGCAAAGGTAATGCTATCTGTCCCGACAGTTGCAACAGTTGAAGTAAGCATCCATGATGTTATGGCATTTACCGTGCCGCTAATTACGTCAATCACTTTGCCTCTAACCATTTGGGACGGGGAATCAAAGTCGGTAGCTCTTGTTAATACCCAGTTAGTTGTAGTAGAACCGATATTAGTTACCGTATATATTCCGTTTTGTAAGGCCGCTGTCTGATCTTTAACTAGAACCCTGTTACCTGCAGCTAAAGTAACTCCATCAATAACAAGCGTGCTTTGAGTTCCCGAATTAGTTAAAGTAGCTCCCACCCCACTAGTACCATTAGCATAAGTAGCTGTTAAATTAGCTGTAGTTGCTACAAGAGTTGCAGGCACGCTACCCATGGTGTTTAAAACCCAGTTTTCAGTAGCAAGGGTAAACCAGTTTGTCCCATCTGTAATTTCCGGTTTTCCGGTAGATGTCGGTAATGGTGCTTTTAGATTCTTGTCATTTAATAAGTTATCAGTCATTTTAAATCTCCTACTATAATTAATAAATTTTACCATAAAATCAAAGTGAAGTATTAAACCTGATCATTCCGGGGATTAGGGTAGTCGGTCTTTGCATGCTGTTACCTGCAGGCATAGTCATTGAGCCATTACCGCTAAATATGGGATTAGGTTTAAATGTCGTAACAATCGGCGTACTTAATAACCCGTTACCGGTTACATCTCCCAGCAAGGTTAATCCGGTATTTAACAGGGTATTTAAGTAGTCTTGAGCCGCAGTTGCACTATTTGCTGCATTAGTCGCCGACCCACTTGCGCTGCCAGCAGAATGACTGGCATCAGAGGCACTAGAAGAAGCATCGGATGCAGAACTTGACGCACTACCTGCTGAAAGTCCAGCAGCAAGTGCTGAAGCTGCCGCAGCTCCTGCCGATATTCCAGCTGCCCCTGCTGAAGCACTAGCTTCACCGGCAGCGGCGGTGGCTTCTCCTGCTGCTCCCGTAGCTTCACCGGCACTCGTTGCCGCCTCACCTGCTGAGGTCGCTGCTTCCTCCGCTGAAGTAGCAGCTTGCTCTGCATACTCCTGGCATTGTTGCTTTATTTCTTCTAATTGCTCGGTAGTAGCATAATCCTCACCGGCGATAGCAATAGCAAAAGCACCATCAGCAACAATCTTGGCCATTCCTGTACCAAGTTCTTCTAAAACCTGTGCTTCAGGTAAATTAGTATTTGCAGTTCTAATTATGTAAGTAGCATCACTTGGAGCTGCGTGGCTTGTAATATCTATAAATGATAGAGTACCGGTGCCGTTTGTTGCTATTACCTGCCCGTCAGTTCCATCCTGTAGCGGTAATCTCCAGATGGTGTTTTGAGTTAGATTACCGGCAGTAAAGCCAACATAACAATCATTAGAGGGATTACTCCATTTTAGCCTATTAGTAATAATATCTTCAGTATTAGTGATGCTGGCAGAGTTAATGCCGGTTGCATATATTGTATAAAGCTCAGCAGTCCCGCCGGTAATAACAGGAGACAAAATACTTTCAAAACTAGCCTCTTTTGCATATAAATAGTTAATTGGGGTTAATCCTTCGCCTCTATTAGCCAGTGCTATAAAAGCTGCTTTTTCTCTATCAAAACCAGGATTAAAATTATTAGCCATTACTTTAGAACTTAATTTGGTGCAACGATTCCAAACGCTCTCGTGCGTCTATATTGCTAACACTCTGGCCGGCAAAATCAGGTAAAACAGGAGGGATATCATCACTTGTAAAGTTGATATCTTCTAAAATAACAGGCGAACTATTACCAATTGCCTCAGGACCTTGAGGTGTCTCTATCCCAAATGGGCGAGGATTTTGTACGGCTTTCGGATCACCTTTTATTTGCGGTGGTCTATTCTGCTCGTTTGGCTCATCAACAAAAGGACGCCCGACTATTGCTCCTGTCCAGACTAACTGATTCCCTCGCCATTCATATTGCTTAACTAGATCAGACCTGCTAAAGGGAAACCCTGAATAATCGCAAGTTCCAATAGGTTCAATTATGTTCTTTCTAACGTAATCTCCCATTTGCGTATTTACAGGGATCACTTTTAAGCTAGTTGCCATATACCTCCAGTTTAAGCGGTACTTCCGTTGTATTATTAATCACTGCCGGATTTAAAGTTTCCTGATATCTAATTTTTAAGCCTTCTTCTTTTTCAGGAGCGTATTGTGCTGCTAGCATGCTAGCGAGTCCATATATTAGAGGAGTATAAAAATATGAGGGGATATCTACGCTTTGCGTGTAATTCTCTAGCGTTTCTATACTACTTTGACCGCTATACATTATTAAATTATACATTGGAGCAGCAGTCTGCCATATATACAGGGATGGAGTCCGCTGGTAATCAACGTAGTAAATAGTAGGTCTGCCGATTTGCGATTTATTGGGATAGGTTAAATATTCATATCTGGATACCTCGCTCATGGTAGTATCCTGGCTTATACTATTAAAATAAATTTCTTCAATATCGAGTGTGTATCCTCCTGTTTCTTTAATTCTATATGCCCTTGCATAAATTGGATCAGGTACATAAAACCATGAAATTACATGTGCTTGATATGGATATAATGGAGGAGGAGTAAAAACAGGAAACCAATTTATCGTATCCTGTGATGCTTCTAAAACTAAGCTATATGGACGATTAGAAACATAACTTTGAATGCCGATAATGCTGATTTGTTTTGTAACTCCCAGTCCATAATCATAAGAAATATTGCCGTTTTGAACGTCTTGTGTACATCTTGTCAGTGGATTACCATCAAAAGCATAAGCAGCAATTCCTCCACCGTTTCCATCATAAGTATTTGCGGTATTTGATTGCGGTGTTCCATTTAATTGTCTTACGTTGCTTCTTAAGAATACCTGAAATATTTTAGTAATGTTGCTTGGCAGAGGGTAGGATGATTGTCCAGGGGTTAAAAAAACAGGATTTAGCTTTAATGTCCATAAGTTAACATTGGAGTTAGTCCAATCGCTTAAAATAAAATTGATAATATTAAGTGCTGAATTATATTGCTCGGCAGTTACCATGCTAAGAGGCATACCGATTAACTCATAAGCCTTTCTGATAATCAGCTCTCCTTTTATGCTATTAAAACTATAACTTCCACTAGTTGCCGGCATTTTATCTTCCTTTTTAGTTACAATTGTAGGAATTGAGCTTTAAGAACTGAATTACTTGCATTAGTACCAATTTTAATGAGTAAATTGGAAGCTAAAGAATTATACTGTATTAATGCAGACGCAGTAGCAGCAGCGGCAGAAGCAACAAAATTACCATTAGCTGGGGACGTTAAATCATCATATTTTCCTAAGCCTAAGTTATTCTTTAGCGATAAAAATACCTGATAAGTAGCAGGGTTAGCTGTTGCTGCTACGATATTTAAGGCATAGCTTATAGAAGAAGTATTGGTCTTAGCGGTATTTAATAGAATCATTGGAAAATACCCAACAGAAGCAACGCCGACTTGAACAGTAGAAGCGTTAGTGGTGTTTGGAATTATCTGCACCACACTATCAAAGCAGTTGACGCTTGTAACTGTTGCATTATTTGGTCCTGCTAAAGTTTCACTAATAAAAACCCCATTCTGATAACCAGTAATAAGAAAATTAATACCAGAAAGATTTGCTGCTGAATTAAGAGTAATTCTTGGAACAATACCGAAATCAATAAAATTAACTATTCTTGTGATTTTGTTAACATAAGAACCATTTAACAGCAGCGGAGTATTTGCAGTTGTAGTTTGAAAAAGCGATATTCCGTTTGCTATGGGAGCAGGCCAATTATATTCATAAAATTGAGACATAATTTATCCTTTTATTTATATTGTATGAAGCACTAGCTAGTTATTTTCAGTTAGTGCCTCTTTTTTTAACAGATTTTTAAAACTTATCCCTGTAGGTTTAAGCTGTAGAACCTTGTGCGCCAATTACTCCAAGAGGAGTAAACATACCAAAAGAATAACGACCAGATGCAAGTACTGACATGGTTTCAGTTACGGGATCGGTTGTAACGTTTACTTTAAGCGGACGTCTTACGAAATGCTTACGACTTCCCTTAACGTTAGTTAATCCAAACCAGTTGCTAGGATTTGTTAAGAAATGGCTTACTTCATAACCTTGTGGAATAGCTTTCATGTTATAAAGTGCGTTTATATCGTTATTAGCCGTTCCTGTTCTAAATACAGATTCAAGTAACCTGCAACCTGAGAACATTAAATCTTGTGGAAGTAACAATCTCTCAATTTGAGCATTAATTAGCAGTCCTGCCTGATCTTTCACTTTACCAGCAAGAATTACTGCCTGTTCAACGCCTGCCTCACTAAAGTCGACATTAACATTAACGCCGTTATATGCCCCGACGCGGTTAGAATAAACACCGCCGTCGTAAGGCTGAGAACCAGAGCAGAGAGGTTGTCCGTTGGCTTGAGCCGCTGCTACGTTAAATGCCTGGTTAAAAGGGTTCATGGCTACTACTTCTCTGGTTTGTTCATAGGAAGTAGTAAGCGATTTAGTACCATTAAAGAACTGATCGGCATAAAGATCATCTTCCATGGCAATATTAGTAATCTGAAAACCGAGGGCAAATTCCCGATGGACAAATTCATAAATAAATCGCTCAGCCATGCTATCCATTTTAATAGGAGCACCTTGGGTTTTCTCAAGAGCGTAGCCTGTTCCTCTAATATCAACCAACCTTTCAGTATGTTTGACAGAATTAGCCTGTTCATAGATTTTGGTATATTCCCCCTTAAACCGATCATACTGAGATTTTACCTCATAAAGACCCGGCCAAAGCAGACTTGGAATATCACCGGTTGTTATAATAGACATAATTAATTACCTTTATTTTTAGTTTTAGTTTTCTTTACTGATCCTGCCTTAACAGGTGTTTTTTTCTTCTCTTTCGGTAGGTATAATCCTTCCTTTAAAAGAGACGGCATATTGCCGCTTGTTATTATGGACATAACCTTATACTCCTATGCTCCGGCTGTTGGACCTGCTACGCCGCTTGATCCGTACATATGCTTGTTAAATTTAACTAGTAGGTTAGTAAATGGCATATTTACTCCCGGTACTAATCCTGTAGGATTTGCGTTACCGGTAATTACAGGATCAATTCCAATAATTTTTACGTCTAAGGTAGCTGTAGTAGCTGAGTAAGTTGAGCCATCGAGATAGTAAACAGAGCCGTAT